CTTACATCTTCTCCCAGGCCAATTCCCAACTTGCTTGCGAGGAACCGTGGGACGACGCGCGTCGCATCGTAGAGCTTCATAATTGGGCCGACCAGATCCTTGACCATGTCAACCCAATGGCGGAGGTCACCAATTATTCCGTCGAGTGACATCTTCATATGGATTCGCAGAGACTCCATAGCAATGATCAGCTCGACGACTACGCTCGACCCCTGAATCCCGAACTCCGTGCCAAACATCTCGTTGAACGCATTGCGAACCTCGAACGCTTTTGTCTTGAGAAGTTCGAGCGCTGGGCCGACTTCTCCCTTGGCCCAATGGACAATCTGATTAAAGACACCAACGAGCCTGCCCGCTGCGGGTAGTAGCTCCTTTCCGATCGCAATGAATAGCTCTTGAACCTCGCCCTTGAGCTTCTTCATCTGATTGGCGAACTCTTTGTTCGTCTCGATTGCGTTGCCGATCGCGCCCTGGTCCGTCATGGCTCGCATGATGATCCCGAGCCGAGCTACGGCCTTCTGCTGTTCTGTCGCGCCCTTTGTGACCTTGGGGAAGCCGCGAGCCAGGAGTTCCTGATCAAGAGCCCCCTGCTTGATATTGATGCCGAATCTATCGAGGACTTCACCGGACCCGGACAGAGCAGAGATGAATCGTTGCAGAGCCTCATCGTCGGCAATGTTGTTGAACGATGCGAAGTCAAGAGCTAATTGAGTCAGCGTCTTGGATAGGGTTATTGAATCCTTGTCAGCGAACTGGAGCCCCTTGAAGAACGACATGAACGTAGCGACGGAATCACCGATTTTGACTTCGGCACGGCCGACGCCATCAGCCAACGCCTTCGTGAACTTACGAGCCTCCTTGGCACCTTCTCCCATGACGATGTTGAAGCGGCTCCATGTTTGCTCTGCATCAGAGGCAAACTTGATGGCAATGACAGACACGCCGACAAGGGCAATGCCGAGCCGATTAGTCCATTTGATCAGACTGGAAAAGACGTTTCCGAAGAACCGTTTCAGCTTGCCCAGCGCGGCAAACATCATGCCGCCAGGGCCGAAGGCCTTAGCCATCTTCAGCGCGGCGAACTTACTGGCCTTGACACCCTTATCAAGACCAGGTTTCAGCTTGCCGAGGTTGGCTTTGACCTCAACGAATACTTCAGCGAGTGCGGCCACATCACACCCCCAGAGACTTCAGTGCCTTGACAGCGATTTCGGGGTTCTTGGTCGAATCGATCACCGACCCCTTGCTGCCGTCATTATCAGTCGAGAGCCCGAAGTACATGGCGACCTTGCCCAACCGCTCGAAACGTCTACGGATCATCCCGATCGTGTACCGTTCCCAGACCATCGGCTCGGGAGTGTTCGTGATGATCGCAACGGTCATGGCGAGCTCGGTCCAGTCTGGGGGGCTTCCCCCGTTGGAGGGTCCGAGCCATCACTGTCAGTATCACCGAAGTCTGTGATGACCTCGACCACGGCGCGCATATCACCCAGGCTCATCAGATCCCGAAACTTTCCGAGCGGCATGAACGACTTCTTGCCTCGAGAAGCGGATCGGTGACAGAGCCACATCATGCCATCAATCGAATAGGCCGCCTTGCCCATCTCATCCAGTCCGACGAGCCGCTTTGGTGGCTCGCCATTCGTGGAGTTGATGTACATACAGAAGGCCGACCAGTCAGATAGTGTCAGCGGCTCGAACGTGTACTCGGTGTCATCCGATAACGTCCGCAGCAACGGCGATGGCGTGGCTTCCTGGATGCTCATCAGGTGGACTTGACCACCACGGGACCAGAACCAACGAACGTGAACTCAGCCGTGGCCGCGCCGCCCATCACGGACGTATTGATCGAGACTCCGGTGACCATGATCGTCCCGGTCAATGTGTCCGTCGATGCAAGCGTGAAGATTGCCACCGCCGGCACGATGCCGCCACCAATAGCGATGAAGTCATCGCTCGTCGTGCCGGTCGAGCCGAAGCTCGAGTTGTCGAGGATCTGTACGGAGTACGTCCCAGACCAGTCCTTCACGCCGAAGGTGCGCGTCTGCCAAGTCGCGCCGAGCTTGGTGGTATTGACATCCTCGATGCCGATGTCCACCGTCCAGCTCTGCGCCTGCTTGACGTAGCCGCTCGCAAATGTAACCGTCCCATCCTTGCCGCTGATAACAGGCATTATGATCTCCTTCCACGGAGAATAAGGTCAAAGTCTGTCCGCCAGGCGTTATCCTCGCGCAGCGGCCCCCGAGTCTGTGAAACTTCAGACGTCATCGATTCATGGTTCGAGACAGTGATCGACTGCCGATGTACACGCTCACGCGCCTTGTCTGCGATCACGTTGTTCTCACGCGCTGATGACGATTCGGCATCGGAATAGATCGACAACTGGATCATCGCGGAATACCCGTCATGGGTGAACGAGTCGAAATCGTTCACCGAAACCAGATTGATCACGGCAAACGGCATGGCGAGATCACGATCGTCGATCTGGCCGTATCGAACGCGGCCGGCACTCGAGGCTGAGCCGCCGATCGCGGTGTTGAAATTGGAGTTGCCGGTGAGCTGGCTGTAGAGCCCGTCGATCACATTCGTCATGTCGATCTGGGTCGTCATCGTCTACGCCTCACGGCCTTGCGTAGAGCCCTGCCGACTTCGATCTTGAGAGTCTTCTCCTGAGATGTCAGCGCGGGCCGCAGCCAGGGCCGAGGAGCCAAGCGAGTACGGGGTAAACCAAGTTCAAGAGCTCGACCATATTTCAGGTTCGTTCCCACTCGACCAACAAACTCGCCGCGGCGTTTGACAGTCTCAGATTGGATCGATCTGAGCAACTGTCCGAACTCCCTGAATGGCGGCTCGCCCTTCTTCGATCTCGGGATGTTCGGATTCTTCCTTGCTCCGAGACTCGAGTGCTGATTCACCAGCCGCTGAGCCTCACGCTGGACTTTGATCGTCACGCGCGCGATGGCCTTCTCGACATCGTTGCTCGCGGTAGCCATGAACGCCTTGCTGTGGTCTTTGACGACAACCTGAGCCATTACCGATCTCTCCCCTCGAGCATCACCTTCAGGAAGATCCCGGCCTGGTCTGGATCAAATACCCCGATCACATAGAGCGTCTTGCGGTCATACGAGCCGCCCAGGCGGTCCCCTGGGCGGATGTCCGGTGTGCCGCTGACATACATGGCGTGGCTCACGCGGCTCTCTAGCTCGGCGTGGGCCAGGATCTCGGTTGCTGAGAGCGGCTGGATTCTGGCCTTCGCTCTGAGCACGTTGCCCCACGCCTTGCTCGTACCACCAGAGGCATCGACGGTGAGCGTCTGACGCTGGATGGTCACATTCCGATTGGCGAGGGTCGCCACGCTCACGGTTGCCACCTCGCATAGCGGGCCAGGATCGGAGCCTGGGTATCAAGGAAGCTCGCCATCTCGCTGTCCTGATTGTCAGCCACGGTGTAGGCGTAATCACCGAGCCGTTCGCTTTTGAGGCCAGCACCGATGCCTGAAGCATCAAATCCAGCCTTCACCATCTCGAGAAGAACCTGCTCGAGATCGGCAGGGATGTCGGTGTACCCGGCGTCATAGGCCACATACGCCTTGCCATTCTCGGCCTGCGTCCGGTGATCCAGGAGGATGATGCCGGCGTCATAGTCGACCTCATATTCTGAGTCGCTGTCGTCCCAGACCTCGAGCGTTACCGGGGTCGCCTTGGCATTCCTTGCACCACGGCGCATAAGGAATCCGGCTGGCCGAGCGTTGACCACCGACGCCGACCAGCCAGAGAGGCCATTGATTGTCGAGGCCATTGCCGTCGTCGTGACGTTGCTGGCAAAGGTGCTCGTTGTGGTCGTGGTCGTGGCCCCGGTGCGGCTGATCGTCTTGACAGCCGCATCGGTGACTTCCACTCTTGCCGACTCGTCTGAGCCGGTGTATTCGACTGTCAGACCGTCCTCCTGCTCATAGGCCACCTGAGTCACGGCCGTGACCTTCGGATTCTCGAGGATGATCTGATTGTCGCCGTTGAGGAAATACTCCTCTGTGTAACTGGTCGTGATCAGGTCGCGGCAGATCGCCGTTTCGATCATCTTGAGGCCGTTGGTGATCAGCAGCTCGAGGATTGCTTCATTCTCGAATCGGAGCGTGAGCTCATTGTCTTGTGCGAGTGCGTTGGTGGCCGCCAGGCGTACCAGCAAAGTCGAGTCGGCATCTGAGTTGCCGACCAGATTGGCGGTCCAGCCTGACACGGCATTGATGGTCGAGGCCAGCTCACCGAGCGTGTTGTCGCTCGCACTCGAGAACGTCTTGGTCGTGGTGCCGGCACTTCCGCCGCCGGTTATCACACCGACCCAGGTGGTATCCGTGACCTGGACGGTGGCCGAATCCGCATCCGAGGCAGAGCAGAAGCAGGCCAGCCCATCCTGAAGGAATTGCTCATCGTCGTCACCGATGCGCATGTACCGCTTGACCTTCTCTACCATCGTTTCGAGTTGTGCCGTCGAAAATGCCATCAGCCAGCAACACTCCAAGGGCTCTCGATGTCGTCAGTTCGCTCGATCTTGATGAAGCCCTCGGGAACTTCCAGAGGCAAGAACTCACAGAGCTTTGACGTCGGGCTCGTAACGATCCACTCGTAGCCGGCCCGCTTGGCAACCGGATACATCCACTCCATGCCGAGGAAAGCCCTCGAGTAGTTCAGCGATTGCATATCACAGCCGGCGAAGTGGATCGTCTTGTAGCCCAGGCGGTGTACGAGCTGCACGGCGAAGATGATTGAGTTCATGGTGCGGCCGAGTCCGATGGGCTTATCGAAGTCCTCGAAGTTCGGCATCAAATCCCAATCAGTCTCATGCACCTTGACACGCGGGTAGTCGGCCCAACCGGGGCACCAATCGACCTGCTTCCTCATCAAAGTCAGCATCAGATCGAAGTCGCCACATGGCCCGGCCTCGTTCGGATTGAAGCCGGCCCGATACTGGCCTCGAGGTACATGAACCGGCGTGGCACGATTGTAGAGTGGGAAGAACCTGGCCTTGTCGATGGTGATGAACAGGTCGGGACTATCACAGAACATATAGCCGCTCGAGAGCGCAGCCACATCCATGTCCTCTGGGATGACCTTGCGTGACGGGCCCGAGCCGACAAGACAGACCGATTCAGTCACACGGCCACCTCAAGACTCGGGATGTACTTGGCAAGCTCAGAATCCGGTGAGAGATTGATCCACTCGAGGCCCGCGTCGGCAGCCATCCGGCAATACTTCGGAAGGAAGGCACGCGCCGTTGAATGGGCGGAATCGTCGAGGAAGTCACAGCCGATGAAGTGGATGCGCTTGTAGCCCAGGCGTTGCGCCACCTGAACGCCCAGGAACCAGGAGTTGCGGATCATGCCCGTATCAGCCTTCAAGCCGATCGGTTGATCACCAGTGAAGTCGCACTCACCCAAGGGCTCAGGCGTCCACTCGGTCACGTTCGGATAGTCACCCCATCCCGGCTGAATGCCGAATGAGGCCGACATATTGTCCATGTAGAACCGATGGAAGACCGAGTGGTGCTCCTCGGGGATCACATCGTAGACCGTTGATGGAAGCGTCCTGTAGTAGCCGCGATGACTGAGCCAGTTGGGTATGTGCTTCTCGATCCGCTCGTCGGCCCAGAACGGCCAGGGCTCTGTCCAGTCGTTCTGCCAGGCACCGCTGATGTCCGCATCGTGGAAGCCGTGCAGATACCAGCGCGGGACGTCCATCGTCACGAAATGCCGAGGTGGTCGGTGCTGCTCTGGCATGGCAAAGATCCCGCTCGAGATCGCCATGACATCGCCATAGTCATCCCAGGCGTCAAAGCCTCGCACCGATGGGCCGCGACCCGTAATCAGAAGATCGGTCATAAGCGCATCAGTCGGGCTTGCACCGACTGGATGCGTTGATTCACGCCGTCGTGCCGCGCCCAGTCGAGGTAAGCCCCGACTCGGGATAGCGCGGATTTGACAGAGCCCAGAGAACTCCGAGCTCATCAGTTGCCGTTGCGAACGATACGCGCACCGTGACGAAATCGGCATCTGCCAACACCGACTCGATCTCGTTGGCACTTGTCTCGAGGACAATCATGCCCGCACCGCGCGCGCCCACTTTGCCGCCAGCATTCGTGCCGGCCGCAACACTCAGCAGCCCTGTCGCCTCGGTCGATCCGGTGGACTTGATCTTCGTCAGACCAGCCCCCGCCACCGACGTCGCCGCATACAGGGCAACATCCTGAATGCTCCCGGTCCCGATCGTCCGTACGAGGATGCACTGGACGTTGTGAAACCGCGAGACATTGATGCACTTGGACAACTGCATAGCAACATCGCCCACCAACGTGTCATTGGTGGATGGGTCGATGTTCTGCCAGATGTACTGGACGTTCTCTGAGAGTCGTCCTTGATGTCCCATGACGAGCCTCCTTTACGCCCTAGTTGCCAACGTGATGAACGCCGACATCGTGTTCGAGCCCGCTCTCGGGCTGATCACTGAGTTTGCCCACGGCTGACCATCGACGCGCATCCTGAACTTGAATGCAACGGCGTCCTGGTCGAACCACAGATGGATAGACGTCTGGGACTCGAGGCCGCCGCGTGTCGCGGTGACGTACTGATCCCATGCACAAAGGTTGATGTCGCCAACCGTCCCGAGCTCGCTGCAATGCTGAGTCGGGATGACCGGACGGCCCATCAGAGTCCCGAACGGGCTGCCACTCATGCCGCCCGGCGGGATGTAGAGGAACGCGCCGAAGTTGGTGGTGCTTGCTCCCGTTCCGGTGCGACCGAGGAGGGTCAGACGGTACAGCTCGGACTCGACGTCCTGGTTGACCATCCAAACCGCATTGGTGCGCCACGGTCCATAGAGCCGTTGCCACATCTTGAGCACGTTGACGCCGATGACCGTATCGGCCACCTGCGAGCCTTCCTTGGCAACCGAGATGGTCGAGCTGTGTCCGATGAAGCCCAACGGCTGACCGGCACCTGTGCCCCTGAAGAGAGCCTCGCCCACCTTGAAGTCCAGGCGTTCACCAGCCACTCTGGTGACGTAAGCGCCCAGAGCCGCCGCATCAGCCAGAAGCTCCTCGGTGACAGGAGTAAGAACCGTGACCTTTCGCGGCTTCAGCTCCTTCATCTCGAGCTTGATCTTGGACTGACTGATAGTGCCGGCTTCCGATTCCCAGTTCGCAGATACGCCAGTGGACCCCCACTGAGTTGTCTCATCTGCCGGAAACGTGATGCCCTGGCCTGAGATCGGAATCATGCGAGTACGGCCGAGGATGGATTCCTCTGCCATCACCTGAGCCTCGATGGCCTCCCTCATCTCGATCGGTGCAGCAAAGCCACCATCGGCACCGACCGCGACCTGGGAGGTCGTGCTGGTGCCGAGTGATGCCTTCTGCCAGATCGCCAGCTTCTCGCTGATGTGCTTCTGCTCGCTGCCGGCAGACATGACATCCATCAGGAAGTGACCCGTTGACGGATAGCCGCCCTTGGGATCGTCGACGATCCTGTCCTTCCGCCACTTCACATCTGATCGATGATCGTGGCTTCCCATTTTGGCGTTCGGTTTCGAGACATCTCGCAGACCTGGACCCCAGATTTCCTCGGCATCCCTGAACCTGGACTCGATCCCGTCCGAAATCTTCTGCTCGATGTCGGCATCCTCGGCGGCCTTCGAGATGTCGATGGGCTTGCCAAGGCGCGAATCGAACATCTCCTTGAGATCGAACTCCTCGCCAGTGTCGTTGTTCACGACCTTCTCATGGTCGTGTTTGTTCCGCTTCAGATAGAGGACAACTTGCCCGAAGTTGGACCCGTCGCCCTCAAATCCCACATCGCGGATGTGCTCTACAAAGTTCTCCCAGCGCATAGCAGGGACTCCTTGTAGTGGGAATCACCATGCTACGGCCACAGCCGATCCAGCCCGCTCAGCCCCGTTAATACCAACGGCACCAGATCAGAGATGACAGTGCGAAGCACTCCGAGAATTGTGATCAGTTCCTGCCGGAAATGATCACATGCATTGGCTGACGTTCTGACAAGGCAATCGGCGCGTACTTGTCTGAGTCCAGGCCGATCTCGAGCGCTCCGAACGTCCAGTCATCTGTTGACAGTATACCCTTCGATACAGCAGTCGCCAGAGCGTCCTGATTCGCCGGGATGGGCACGACCGAGAACTCGAGCAGCTTCCAGCGAGTGATGACCCGGCGCACATCGTCACCGAATCGCCCGATGTCCTTCTCGTCTGCATCGCGGATGCCGCCATTGGGCACCGAGAAGCCTACGGAAAAGGCTCTCAGAACGCCCTGCTGGAACAGCGAGTGGATCGTGTCGGGCACCCATTCGGCCGTTGTCGGATGCGCCTTGGGCCGTTCGGCAAACTTGACCTTGGCGATGACAGCATTGCGTGTGGTCGTGATGCCTTCGGCCTTGCCGATCGGCAGCATTGCGGAATCATGGCCGAAGAGCACAACGGGATTCTGCTTGAACTCGTCAAGCTCGACCCCGGACGGCAGAACGACGTCACCCTCACGATCGACGGATGCAGTCGATATCCGAGCAACCACGGATCTCTCGCCTTCTGAGAGCTTCAGGTTGGTATCGAATCGCTTGGTGAGTTTCATGGCTTGGATTCCTCGAGCTGCCATTCGTACTGATTATTGCGTTCTGCTTTGTCCCGAGGCACTAGGCGGCCACGGCCCCAGGTGCGGATGCATCCGATCGTCAGCTCGTCCAGGCCGCCTGGCACCATGAACAGCATCTCGGACTTGCCACACCGGACCTCTGCCAGCAGATGAACCTTGTGCGGCTTTGTCGTCATGGCCTGCTTGTTCTGGTACGTCGTCAGCAAGTCAGGGCTCGGCTTGGTCTACACCTGTCCCGGTGGTATTGCAGGCGGTCTTCTGGCGTGGTGATGCGGAAGCGGCTGTCTGTCCAGTCAACATAGGACGCGACAAGTGAGTAGCGAACCATCTGGCTGATGTTGACGTTGCTGCGGTGCAGAAGGACAGGATGGAACAGCAGAATATCGCCGGCGTCGATCTCGATATGGATCTCCTCGAAATCACCATCGATGCGATCCGGCGGCACATGCATCTGAGTGTGGCCGCCCTCTGTGGCTTCGATCGTGTGTGGTATCTCGACTTCATGTGAGCCGCGCAGCACCGAGATCGTGCCCATGTCCTTTGTGTTGCGCCGGAACAGAGGAGCCCAGAGCTGGATCTCATCAGCCTCATACACGCTGTAGTAGCTCTGCTGATGCCAGCCGTAGGTGAACCGCTCATCGGTCGGGGGGTCCATCCGGCAAACGTGATACAGGAGGTAGTTGCACTTGCGGTTGATCTTCTCGATTTCACTCAGAACGGCCGGCGAGTAGATGATCGAGTTGAGCTGCGTCGAGTGGCGCAGAGTCTCATACATCTGAGCGATGATGGAATGGTCGTCTTTGTCGACGGACTGATAGCCGTCATCAATATCGCCCACCTGGTCTTCGATCATCTCACGCACCGATCCCATGAGATCGGAGTCGATGACGTTCCTGACAATCGTGAATCCATCGTCGCTGTATGACATCATTCTCCTTCGAGCACCGGCCTCACGCTGCACCGGCAATGCGGATGAACTGGCGGCACGGACGGATCTGTATAGTCCGGCGAGTAATCGAGCACCATCGTCCGCTCAGTACCCTCGAAATCGGCCCTGATAATGCTGCCGTGCTCATAGAACGGTGTGCCCAGGTCAACGGTCTTGCTGTCCTCGAGCGAACCACGGCCATCACCGAAGCTGGCCGCGACCGCTTGGCACCAAGGGCAAGCAGCCGGGGCCAGCACGAACTGCTTGCCCACCACGACCCCGGACTGCTGCCACCCCTGCTCGGTGCCGTTGATGTCAGCAAACGCCATCTCTGTCCTTGCGATCCGCTCGGCATAAGCCTTGGTGAATACCGGATCTTGCACATTGACCCTGATCCGCTTAGCGATCTCCTTGGCCGATTCACCGGCGTCGATTCCGGCTACGAGCTCCTTGCGAATGACCGAGCGATAGTTGTCTGTGACCTCACGGCCAACCCGACGCTCAGTACGCTCGAGGTACTCGCGGGTGCGGGTATTCTCGAGGTTGAAGCTGGCCTCTATGCCGACTTCCTGCATGGCCTCATTGCCACGGCGACCGAGCGCCGCTTGAAGATGCGGCCTGGCCGTGGTCGTGATCTTTTCAGACCAGACTGGAATCGCATCATCCGTGAGGAACTTGTCGGGCGATTTTGGGC